TATAGCTACCTGAAAAACCATTAGAGATATTGTTTAAATGAAATTCTGCAACTCTTTGATCTACTAAAGCCCAGTTGTTTGCAGCTAAGTAATCAGGAGTATGGTAGATGTCCATATTAGGACTGTAAAGTCCTGAGTACAATAATTGACTAGGATTAGTTCTATCCTTAGTATTAAATGCTGCTATCTTTACTGGTTTGTTAGTCCTTGTGTTACTCCAATCTGAACTTATATAATAACAATCTACAACACCCATAGCATTAGGTCGTGATGCCCTAACTCTTTCTACTGGTACGTGGTAAATCTCAGCTATTTCTGTTTTAGCTTTATTCCAAATAATATGAATAGCAAATGCACCCTGTAATTTAAAGTCAAATGAAAGTTTTTTCATTACTTCGTGTAGTGATTCTTTACCATTAGCTTCTGCAAAGAATTTTTTAAGTTTTACAAATTGTTCTAAGTTCTCACTTTCTTCTACTACTATATCTTCTCCTGCAATCATTTCAGCAGTTGTGTTTATAATAGCTGCGTGTGTACTAGAATTGTAGTAAAGGTCTATTAAGAACTGTGGGTAAAGGTTTCTCCATTCTTCTGTACCATACTCTATATAATCCCTACCTCGTACTTCTTGTACTACAGGACTTGTTTCGCTTGATAAATCTACACTTAGTATATTTTCCATAATTTATTTTATATTTCTTCTAGTTCTTCAGGATCAATGTCAGTACCCTCAGCATTTTTCTCATATCCTGCAAACGAATGTACGCAATCTGTTGGAAATATTTCATTAGTTCCAAAGTCAAATTCTTCTGTAGTCATTAAGTCGTAGAATACTCCAGTATAATAAACAGGAGGAGTTATCTCGTGTCCATCTTTGTCATACGTTCCTGGTATCTCTACTATCTGTCCTATGTAAACTATAGCTTGTGTACCATTAATGTAAACATCTTGTGTAACACCCTCTTCAGTTACTACTTCATAAGTACCTTTAGATAGTAAGTCAGCATCTCCTGTAGTTTTGTCTGTGTATTGTAGTTTGTATATATTCATATTATGAAGTTAAAGCTGCTAGTTGAGTGTTTGTTAATCTTGTCTTATATACTTGTAGTTGTTTTATTGGCTGCGAAAGTTGATAAAGACTAGACGCAAAATCCGAACCTAAACCTAACTTACTTAGCAATGGTACGCTACCACTATTATCGGTATGTACTTGCGTTCCGTTAAGATAGATGGCAAAGTCGTTAGCTTTATATGCGATTGCTATTTTTTTATTTCCTGCAGTTTGAGTTGCACTAGTAAAACTTAATTGTACAGCACCTCCGTTGTAAACGCCGACAAATATTTTATTAAGTGAATTAAAATAACATTCTAAGTATTGTGTGGTTGCTGTTCCCTGTAAACTTACAACAGATTCATAATTTAATGAATGAGGTGTGTAATCAAAATCAACAAATATTGTACCCTCTGTTTGTCCTATCAAACTACTTATACCATCTCTTGTAAAGACGTCTGCGTTTCTTGTAACTGAACTTCCAGATGTTGGAATGTATGATGTTGCGTAAGAACCTTTCTCTAATTGAGCGCCCCATATATATACTGAACCTGTACCATCTCCTACATATCCAGTTGCTGAATTAGAAAGAGCAATATTCCACCAATAATAAGCATTATTTCCTGCTGAAGTCGAAGTAACAGATAGCTTTAACCAATTATTATCGTAAGTTTCAATAGATGCTGTTATTCCTGTAGATAAATTATGTGTAGTTTTGTTAACTAAATCAAAATAAGCATATCTATCTGAAGATGCATTGTTATTAGTTAAAAAAGACATATAACGCTTATTATTATATTTTACAAAAATAAAAGTAGTAATAACATCATTTGCATTTGAATCATAGTATTTATATAATCCGTGAAAATTATTTGCAGTAGTGTCAAGAAGATTGTCTGCATTTTGCGTTCCATCAGGACTTGTTACAGCATTAGTAGTAATAGTTGATGCATTTTTAGTCCAACTACTTTGACTGAAATCTTCACTATAAGTAAAAAGGTTAGTCCTCTGTGGCTCTACTAATATCTTAGGACAACCTCCTCCTGTGTAGTCTATACGGGGTACGTTGTTTCTGTCTGCTTCTTTTACTGATATGTTGCCTACACTACCTACAAAACCACTAGAGAATAATAAAAAATCTCCACCTGCACCTGTTGCATATAAAGTATAAGTTCCATTTCCACTTCTATATGTTGTAGGCGATACATTGCTAACTGCTATACTACCACTAGAATAATTAGATATAGTAAACGTAATTTTAAACTTTTTTCCTGAAACAAAAATACCACCTGATTGTGATAATGCACTACCCCCTGATGAACCTGCAGTTATATTAGCAACCCCACTTGATATTGTTGTTCCTGTTCCTTTTGTCCAATCTGAATCATTAGAAAAATCTCCATTAGTTACTTCTTCACTACCTAAAACCTCAGCATAATTTAATAAACCATTCTCATCTACTCTTGTAGCAGCAGTTGCTCTAGTAACATCCATATCTGATGCTGTCCATTCTTTTACTGATATGTTGTCTATAGTTGCAGCTAAATCATTATTGGCTTGTATTTGAAAAAGAGTACCTGCAATAGCTACTATATCAAAAGTATAATCGCCATTTGCAGAAACCCAAGTACCATTAGTTGAAGCCATATTAATTCTAACCTGCCCTGCTGTCAAATTTGATACTTTATAATTTAATCTATAAGTTCTACCTGCAACAAAACCTACAGCCTGTGTAACAAAAGAGTTAGCAGTTTGAGAGCCATCACAAACTAATTCATTATTAGAAACTGTAAAACCATCTCCTAACGTCCAATCTGTACTACCATTAGAAAAATTTCCATTAGTTACTTCTTCTGAACCTTCAACAGCAGTTGGTAAAACACCATACAAAGTACCTGCCTTATATCCGTTAGGAGTAACTACAATACTTACATCATCTAATAAACTCATGCTATATTATTTAAAGTTTTTAATTGTGCTACTAAACAAGCCTTAGCTTCAAATACTCCACCATCAGCAATAACTCTTGCTTCAAAGTCATTAACCTGTACTTGTATAGGTGTAAGACCTCCTTTATTACTTGAAGGCAAAGATAGTCCTAATGCTAATTTCATTTCTTAGTTTTTGTATGCAATAGCTAAACCACTTGTAAGTGTAATAGCAGTTACTTTACCAAACAAAGTCATACCTGCAGGTACAGTTGTATGTAAAGCACTAGAACCTGTTGAATCAGTCATAGTGATAGTACCTATAACACTTTCTTTTACAAAGTAAATAGCATAGTAATCTTTACTTGTTTGTGCAGCAGTTGTAAATATTTCTACTCCTCCTAATTGACCTAATTGTTCATTTAATAATGCTTGTGTATTTTTTATTCCCATTTTTTTATTTTATTTAACTAACATATATGTAATTCGTACCAGTAGGTGCAGAATGTTCTGTATATTTCACTTCTTCACTTCCTGATGCTTCTGCTACGTTTAATTTTCCTAATTCTACCCTACCTTTTACTACACCCTTTGTATTTGCTACAGGACTTAGTACATCTGTTTCATTTATGGGTGCAGTACCTGATCCTAAAACTACACTAGAACCCTGCCAACTTACCTCGTATATCTCGTATGTCCAATATCCATTAGGTTTAAAATCTACTTTACCCTCATAAACATTCTCCGTAGTATTATGTAATATCTGAACACTTGTATATCTATCGTTTACTGCTTGACTTTGTCCATATCCATAAACTACACCACCTGATAAATTATTAGTAAACTTAAATAGATACCTTATCTGTGCTTTTGGTACTGCTGTGTCTATACGTTTTTCTTCCGTAGTCGTGTAGAATGTTGCAGTAGAGCCGTAAGTTGCGTGTATCATAATGTGTTTACTTACTATATAATAGAAAAAAGTCTTTTTTGTTTGATAAAAAAAAAGGACTACCGAAGTAGTCCCTTTAAGAAATATGAAAACAATAGTTTATTGAGTAACTAAATTTCCGTAAACAAATCCTGTACTATCAAATGGTACTGCTGTATAATCTTCGTTTGTTAGCATTGGATTTCTCTCCATACCATCAAATGTCCAATCGTAACCATTCATATCGCCAAATGCAGTTCCTGTTGCGTTAGTACCTGCGTTTAGTTCCATTCCATTTTCTAGTCCTAAAGCTAATAACACATTATGTGAGTTAGCTGTTAATACTTCGTTTAATTCTAAGAAGATAACCAATCTATTAGAAGCTAATAGTTTTATTTGGTTTTGGTCTTCTTTTGTTAATTTGTGTAGTTTGATATTAACTGATGGTGTATAAAATACAGTACCTGACTCACTGTTACCAGTAAGAGTTTCTGTGCAACTCGCAGTACCTCTCTTTAAAGTGTATTTATATATGTCATTACTACCGATATTAAAAGCATCTAAAGAACCTGCTGCTGCACCAGTTCCCTCAGCCCAACTAGTAATCTCATCATATTGAACAAAATATATTGCTTTGATTCCACCAACCGTGTCACGGCAGGTAATATTTCTTCCTTTTGTTAAATTACAAGACATATTATTTTTTTTTAAAGTTAAGGAAAGAGGGATAAACCCTCTCTCCGTTTAATCAGTTATTAATCTTGTTGTACTGTATCAGCACCAACACCTACCTGAACACCTCCTGAGAACTTAGCAACAACTCTCATATTGTCAGAACCATCTAGGTCAGACATATCAAGCATTTTGATATTTGTGTTATCTGAGATAAGATCAGTACCAAAGAATAAGTTAGAAGTTTCAGCAGCAACTAATTTGTCATCTGGCATACCAGGACAAGGTTGAATAGTGATTCCTTCAAACATTGGGATATAATCTCCGTTCATATTGTAAGCATTAACATATCCTAATGTAGAGATAGCTGAAATGTAGAATCTGTAAGTTTTCATATTCATATAGATTCTTAAATCATCTCTACCATATACGTTAGCAGGGATAGCTGCAACTAAAGCTTGTAATTGAGCAATAATGTTTGCAGCAGTATAAGCAGTACCTGCACCACCTACATTATTTACTTGTACTGTACCTCCTGTAGCAAAAGGACCTGTAGTAGCTTTTAGAAATCCTATAAAAGTACCTGCCGTACCTGCACCAGTCCATATAGAACTCTCTACTGAATCAGCAATAATTTCTCCAAAGTAAGATAATACATACTGATCAAAAGTTGGTGCAGTTCTGTTAAAAGCACCTGCTTTCATTTCTTCAGCTTCCCAACCCTCTAATAATTCTTTTTTACAAAGGTCTACATTGATTTGTAAGTTTTTAGGAGTAAGTACTGATTCTGTAATTGCTAAAGTACCTGCATCAGCAAAATCACAAGTTGCATCTGCTACTAAGCTAGAACCTGCCATTTTTCTGATATTTGATTTATATTTAATATTTTCTAAGACAGTTAAACCCTCTAAGGATTTAGCTTCTTTTAAAGCAGCAGACACATATTGTCCAAATGCTTTACCTGCGTAATTTGATGTTACTGTAAAAGCCATAATTTAATTTTTTATTT